AGCTCAGCGTGACATACGATACGGAGTGCACGCCAGCATGAGCACGACAGTTCTTCTTGATTGCGCGACGCTCGCGCCAGCTCCGGTTCAAAGCCGCCTGTTCCATCCATGCTGGGGCATGCGCGCGCTGCCATCAACGATGCAATTCAGCGCTGGTCCTTCAACTCCGATACCGCCGAATACAACGTGCAACACTGGCTGGCCAACAACGGTGATAACCGGAACGCTGACGCGCTCGAGCCCATGCACGTTTGTTTGGGGCTACTCGAGCGGATCATTTGGAATTCTTTTCGCGTGGACAGCTGGAGGCTATCCACTGAGTTGCTCTATCAATCAAGCGGAAATGTTTCCGAACTGGTCGCTTAACAATATTGTCGGAGTCCCGACTGGATCATGCTCGCAAGACCCGGCGACCGGAATCGTGACGATGACGTTCACCGGAACGATTAGCGACGGTTTTTGCACTTGTCCAATCACTGTCACATACAACGGGTGATCCATGGGCGCCGGAGCGTACGCCAAGCTTTTGGCTGGCAATTGCATATCGATTCCGATGCGCCATTTGATGCCATTTAAGGAATTCTGCATCCACACGCTCGGCAGCTCGCCGCCGCTCGCGACGTATCCAGACTCAGGCTTGTTTGGTTGCAACGCGTATAGCACAAACGCCGGGACTCAGCTCCTTGTCGATCCAAGAATTCCCGACGCGCTGACTCGGCATCCGCTTTATGGATACACCAGTTCGACGGTCACGCTGCCGACGTTTTTCAATGCCACCAATCTTGCCCCATGGCGCGAGCGCAAGATAATCGGGCCGATGGACCCGTACAACAACCGCGCGAGCGGGCCGGCAGTCAAGCAAGCGCACATGGCGACAGAGGTGCGCCGACGCCTGAAACAGGTCGCATCGCCGAACAATAACAATTACGCGAATCGCTATGACTTTTACTTCACCGACGCCGCGACAGCTTACAGCAATCAGAAGGATTGGCTTGGTTTCTTTCATCCAGCAATGCAATTCTGGACAAACAAGAATGTGCCGGAACCATTCAACGCTGTTAGCTATTACGAGGATGGCGGCGCCAACCCGGCGACGTCCGACGTTTACAATCAAGGAATCATTCCGTTTTGCTCACCAGTCAACGCGTACAACTCAAGCGGCACGCTGCTCGGTCAATACATCGGCTACACGTTCATGTTCTATTTCGGCATGGCTTATTTGAAGTATCCAATACCGGGTTTCAAGCCGCCGGATTATTATTCAACTAGCCCGACGCCGCCGGAAGTTAATCCGACATATCAATTCTTCTCGACGGACTGCCATTTATTCCTCGTCGCATCGCCGGCTGCCGGGCAGACACTGAAGTCGCCGAAGATCGGCTCGATTCGTTATTGGACGTACAATAAAGACGGCACGACGTGGAATATTGGCGACCAGTACATGTACATCTTGAATGGCGCGTTTCGCTCGCAGTGGAAGTTCAATGTCGCGTTCAATTATGTGGGCGGCGGAAGCGAAACGATCTTGTTCAACATGTCAAACCTTCAGGTTTATGTGACGCCATGACTCAATACGTTCAGAGTGTCGCCACAAATGTCTGCGGCGATCTGCCGGACACAATTCCGGTCAACATAGATTGCAGCTTGTGCAACATCGGTTTTCCGCAGGCCGGCGGATCGATTGGACTGACGTTCTTTGGGCCTCGATGCACGCCGAATACCGATCCAAGCCCAAGCTACTGGCTCGGCTTTGAGACGAAGATGGCGCAATGGAAATGCCCAAATCCGGGCGAAGATGCCGAGCCGGCGCCGAACACTTGGGTGGCTACGGGATTTTTTGGCGGCGCGACGCGCGATGGATGCTCAAACCAATATCGTTTCGACGCCACACTGAATGCGATTGATGCCAATCATGTCAGCGTTTCGGTAGTGGTGCGCGTGCTGGCTCCAACGACGGGCGGATGGTCTTGGCAAACTTACATGAGCTTTTCCGCGACGCTGACAGAGATTGTGAACGCGGACACAACTCGATATCGCGGTCGCAATTTTTCGACGCCAGATTACATCAGCGTGACGCCTGCGTCCGTTGGCGGCGTCGGCGACCCTGTCAGCTTTGTGAAGATGACGATCGGCATGCAGTCGATGCGATGCGGATGCGGAAGCTTCGGTTACGGATTGCCAACGTGCGGATTCTGGGACGGCACGCAATGGCTCACCTGCCTGCGCGGCGTCATTCGCAGCAATTCGACGTACGACGTTCGAGAGTTTAGCCAGCTTGGATTTAATCCAGCCGGCTGCGGCGGCGTGTCGTCAGGCGGCTATTGCATGTGCGACGAGTTCACGCTAACGAGCACGAGCCCTCCGAGCACAGCTCCTTATCTGCCAGCATTCAACGCCGACCCGCAGTTTATCCTCGATTATGGCGTGCTTGGACTTCCCGGCGGCATCGAGGCTGTCGGAGCCAAGCAACAAATCCAAATATCATCTGGTTCTGACGCAGGCATAGCGCTCGCTGTCAAGCAAGTCAATAACGGCACGATCTACATTTGCACAAACGACAATGGCGCCGGTTGGATTTGCACGCCTGCTGTTGTAGCGCAAACAAAAGGACCGAGGATACTGACGGCGTCACGCGCGACGTTTGACGTGTGGTTGTACACGCTCAATTTCCCAAATGACAATCTGTTGCCGACAGAATGCTCGAGCGGCGGCGATTATCCGACGCCATCGCCGACCGATCCGTACTGGTGTACCGCGTCTGGATGCGTGCAATCGCCATTGCAGCCGGCTGGAGCGCTTTCAGGTCCGTACGCTACATCGTTGCTTTGCTCGACTGGATGCGCTGAAATTGTGCCGCCAGCCGATCCATATTGGTGCGTGGACGGTTCTTGCGTTCAATCAGCTACGGCGCCATCAGGATATACATCCGGCCCATATGACAATTCAGAAGCTTGCGTATCAGCCTGCACGCCGCCATCAGGGAATTATTGGTGCCTGTACGGCAACTGCGTTATCTCAGCTACTCAGCCCGACCCTTCAGCAACCGGACCATATTTGACGTCTGAAGCATGCGCCGCAGCGTGTCCCGGTCCAGCCGAAATGGTTTGGCGATGCACCGACAATGGCTGCGGGACGATCACGCGATCCGGCGCGATTATGAGCGGATACACCTACTATTTGACTCAAGCGGCGTGCGAAGCTGCATGTCCGGTGCAGTATTGGTGTATCGACAATGCGTGCCAAGCGTTCTCGACGAGCTACACGCCGCCGGGATCGCCAGCCGGCCCATTCTCGACGTTGGCTGAATGCTACGACGGATGCGACACTGGCCCCGGATGGTATTGCCTGAGCGGATCATGCGGCAGTTACCCAGCGCGACCGCCCGGAGCGTACGGTCCACGGCACGATTCGTTTTTCACATGCATAGAAGATTGCATGATTGTCGCCGAATCATCAGGCCCGCCAATTGAGCGCGAGGATATTGCCGCCGCGCAATCGCCGCCGCCAATGCCAATCGCAATAAAAAGCTTTGAGCTTCCCCGGGCCGATTTGGCATCGATCCATCGTGCGCGCACGCCGTGCAAGCATCTGGGCGGATTCAAGGAATACCGCAAAATGCCATGCTCGTGCGGCAACTTCGCGATATTCAATTGTGCCAAGCATGGCGAGTGTATTCGAGTTGCGCCTCGTGATGCGAAATCACCCGATGGCGTGTACCGGGAAATCAAAGCCTGCATGAACAACTGCGGCGATTACGAGAATCATTGATGATAGAACTTAGCGTCAATCAGGATGATATCGTTTCGGCCTGCGCTGAAGCCGAAAGAATCGGCGCCTTGAAACGGAGCATATTGCTTGGGAAAGGCAACAAGACCGGCATACTCGGCGAGTTGTCTGTTGTTCGATATTTTGGAAATGATGCCGCTGTAAGGGCTAGCACATACGACTATGACATTTTGATAAACGGAATCACGTTTGATGTAAAAACAAAAAGAAGAACTGTGGCTGCGAAATTAGAGTACAACGCCGCGATTCCTGAGTATCAATTGAAACAGAAATGCGATTATTATTTGTTTACCTCTCTTCGCATTGCTGGCGGCTGGCCAGTTGGAATTACTCTTTGCGGATGGATTGCCAAGAGTGATTTTGTCAAGAAATCAAAGTTGGTGCAGGCCGGATCAAGAGACGAAAGCAATGACTGGTATTGCTCGATGGATTGCTTGGTTCTGCCTTACCGCGATTTACTGCCAATCGAGGATTTGAAGAAATAGCCAGCCGGAGAGATTTTGCGTACTCTCATCTCCGCTACGCGCGCGGTATATTACGTCGCTCGTCGGTAGCCCAATCCGCGACGCGTTAATACGACGACTGGCGCATGCTCAGGGGCGCGAACATCAGTTGACGCGGTTCCGCTTCACTGACCGCACCGGCAGGCAAACCGCAAAAACACCGTCATGCGGCGCCACCTGAGCTTTTGTTCCGTTCCTCCATCCACCTTTCGGCGCGGGCAAGCAGCTCGGCCTGCATCGCTTCGTCACGATTCACGCGCACAAACGCGTATCGATCGTGCTCAGCTTCCGCGTCGGGAAAGTAACTGAAAAATATCATAGACCTGAGCCCGGTCACAAACAATTGATGCTGGCATTGCGGTCGATAGTAGTTGACAACTGATCCTCCGAGCGCCTCCTCATGCACCTTCCATGACGGCGATTTGATCTCGACGACGATCTTTCGATCCTCGCTGATCCCGTCCAGTGATGCGCGCATAAATGGATACTTGGAATGCTGGAAGCACGCCGGGCGAATCCAGATGCCGCTCAGCTCGATGAACAGCACACGCGCAAACGGTTCAAGCGCCGTGCCCCGGGCCATGCGCGCATTTGGCTTCAATCCGCCGGCAGCACGCTCCTTGTCCTTTTTCTTGACGCCGCCAAAGTAGCCCATCAGCGCGGTCGCATCGCTCGAGCCGACGCCTTGATCGCGCCAGCGCAGCCATTCTTCGCTGCCCTGCTCGAGCCCTGTAATCTCCTCAGCTTCGCCCATGGTCGCCTCCAATGCGGGAGCCCGCCGGCCAGTCAGCATGGAGGCAGTATGCTGCTAGCCGGCGGGTTAATCGGCGCCCTGCGGCGCGATCCCTGAAATTATACGCCTTCATTAGCCTCAATCGCGAGTCGAATTTTCCGCGCGGCGACACTGGCGCGATGGCGCGCCGCCTCGCGACTGATGCCAGCCATCTTTGAGATCGCTGCGTACGAGACGCCTTGAATGTGATGCGCGATCAAGATATTCCCAATCGGCTCATCCTTGATCGCCTGCATCACGCGCTCGATGGCGTCGGACGTCGTTATGTCATTCGATGGATCACCCTCGCGGCCAACCAGCGTGATGCCCTCGAGAGGCAAACCGACATACTCGCTCGCGTACCCGGGTTTCCGCGAAATCATTCGCCAGCGCGTGTGCGAAAACGCGCGCCAGCAATACGTCGAAAACTTGGCGATGCGCTCGTCCCAAAACGCCGCGCACTTGGCAAGCGTTATCATCAGCTCACTTTTGTAATCATCCTTGCAAACATTATATCGCGAATCGATTGGGTATCTTGCCGCAAACTTGTAAACAAGGCGCACGTTATCTTCGACCTTTTGTTGCCCAAGCTTGGTCAAGCAGAAATCAGCCATGATCAAAAGCCTCCATGCAAACAAAAAAAAGCGCCAAGCCACTGCGGCTTGGCGCACAACGAAAATCAGCGCCTTGGCGGGCAGTACCAGCACTCAAGAATGTTTTCGCGGTCGGCGCGAAACATTTTCATCAGCCTGCCAATGCGCGATTTGATTTTTGCCCGGCCACGTTCCCGGTTTTTGCTGTCATTGAAAAGCGCCCACCAAAGCAAATACAGCAGCATCTCGGTTCGATCGTCGCAACCGTGATGCGGATCACGCGCGCCTGCCTCAACGCGCAGCGTTAAAGCCCCCTTGCGCAGGCTGTACTGCCATAGCCGGAACTTTGACCAGACAACGAACTGTCCGCGCAATTTTGGGTGCTCCTCGGTGACATGCACGGTCGTGATGCCTCCTTTGGAATCGACCCCGGTTTCAGCCGCGTGCCATTTGCACGCCGCCTGAATGAAATGCTGAGGATACTCAGCAATGTCGCTCGTGATACGCATGTGAAACAAACCTCCAAGCGGATCGGGCCAAATCCCGCCGCACAATTATCTATCGCGCATCCCAAGTTTTTTTTCAACATTGATTCGTTAATTTTTCGTAAGGAACTTGGCAAGGCGCCATTTTCGCCTATAGCTAATAAGCATTATTGATAAGTAAGATGTATATTCTTATTTATAATAATAATAAAAACTTTTATTGTAGTATATGAATAAGAATGTGCAATATGCATATCTGATATCAAATATTAAATATAAAATTTTTACTATGCGATTGGGCGGCGCCGTTTCCCGGGCGTATAGTCCATAGTCCGGAATGATCCGGCATGGAGCGAACTGGAGGCGAACAATGAGCGATGGGCGCGAGATTCAGGTGACGACGCCTGCACAACAGCAGTCGATCGATATTGACCATGAAATCAAGGTCGCTGCTGAGGCGGCGGTCAAATCTGGCTTGTACGGCAAGCTGACTGTCTGGGAAGCTGCCGCGAAGATTTCGACGGCACGCGAGATTGGCATCAGCCCGATGGCTGCCATGGGTTCGCTGTGGATCGTCAATGGAAAGCTGGTGATGAGCTACAGCCTGCTGGCGGCTCTTGTCCAGCGATCGACGCGGTTCCGTTATCGCGTGCTGGAGAATTCCGACAAGGCCGCTCGCATCGAGTTTCTTGAGAAGCTTGATGGCGTGTGGGAATCTTTGGGTACGAGCTCATTCACCATCGAAATGGCGAAAAGGGCCCAGCTCCTCAACAAGGGGCCATGGCAGCAGTATCCTGAAGCGATGCTTTTTGCGCGCGCGCTGTCTCAAGGCGTGCGTATGATGTGTCCGAGCCTTACCCTGATGCCGGCTTACGTTCAGGGCGAGATCGATTCACATGACGACCAATCGCGATTCGTTCCGCAACAATCCGTTGCGCCGGTTCGCGAAGTGAGCTTCGGCGCGCCGCACGCGGACGGCAACGCCAAGAAACAGAATCTCCGCGACGTTGTTGGTGATGTTCTGAAGGAGAATGCGTAACCATGTCCGAAGCACTTGCAATTGGAAGCTACAAAGGCACGATCCAAAGCACCCGCGTCACTGCTGACGCTCAGGATCGCGAGACGGTCGAGTTCCTTGTCCAGATCGATGGTCACACGCTGCCGACCACTGTGCGTCTCGCGCTGTATGGCGGCGCCGAGCCGATCAGTGTGCAGACCATCAATCGCCTTGGCTACAAGGGCACGCTCCAGCAGCTCGCTGATGGCAATTCCAGCCTCAATGGCATGCTGGTCGAGGTCGAGGCCAAGGAGAGCAAGACTGTCGATCGCAATGGCAAGCCCTACGTCAATCTGTCGATTCGCATTCCGCGCGCTCAGCCGGTGAGCAAGGTGCGCGACCTGCAATTCGGACAGAGCAGCGCTGAGGTTCCAGCCGGATGGTGACCGACAACAACGCTCCCGCTTGGGTCAAGCTTCATTCCCTGTATTTCGGTAATCGCTTCACTGAGTCGCAATACCGGATTTGGAGCGAGATTCTTACGCGGGAGCGTTTTGGCACGCACGAGATGTTATTGGATGCCGTCAACGAGATGATCCGGAGCGGATTCTCCGGATACCTCGAGGCGCATTTCAAGTATCTCGCGCAGTGGGTTGCGCGCCAAGCCGGTCGCACATGTCACGACTGTTGCGGCTCAGGCTTGGTCGCGGTGCCCAACCGACGCGCGCCAGAGAAGTCGGCGAAAATACATGTTCTCTGCCGCTGCCCGCATCGGAGCACGGCAATGCGGCGATATCCGAGCGCCGCGACGCTGGATCAATATGAGCAGCTCTACGGCGAGGGCTGGAGAAAGAAGCAATTACTGGAGGTGCGAAGTGGAAGAGAGGTTGGTGCTGAGATCAAAGGAGGCGGCGAAGATGCTATGCATCTCGGAACGTCACTTGTGGCAGCTTTCAATCGATGGCGAAATTCCCAACAAGCAGATCGGGGACGGCAAGCGTCGAATCAGGCTGTATCCAATTGAAGCACTGAAGAAGTGGCTTGAATCTGATGCCAAATGAAGCGCTTGACGAGCTGAACGCGCTGCCGCCCGGCCCAGAGCAGGTCGAGGCGGCGCGCGATTGCCTCGTTGCCATCTACTCAGGGTTTGAGCCAGACGCGGGCGGCGAACTGATGAAACGCTGCGAGGAAATCATCCGCGAGGCGGCGCGCAAAGATATGGAGGCTGCAAATGAGTCTGAAACAGCAAGTTGAGGATGCCGGCTTCGAGAGGAAATCGATCCCGTCCAGCCTCAATTGCGACGAGTTTTGGCAAAAGCCGATCAAAAGCAATCTTGGCGTCAAGTATTACCTCAATGCCTTGTACTGGGATAATCGCACATTCCCGGGCGGCAAGGAAATGTGGTCGATTCGCGCCCAGTTCAGCGAGAGCAAAAGCAATGCGTTCTCTACTATCGATGTTGCGGTTACTCCGGAAAACGAAGAGTCATCGCTCAAAACTGCCATGGATTTGGTTGATTATTGGTGGAATTGTCTTGATTGCCGTCATGTTTGGACGTTCGAGGTGAAGGATGCCCAATATCTCGCAGCGAGGATTTCTTAAACACGTCGCAGCTCATGCGATTGTTCACACTGGAGCGCAAGGAAGCATGGATTACGCAAATCTTACGCTAGCCATCGCGGTAACAGCCGCTTTTGGCGCCGCTTACCTGATCGGCATCATGCTGGCAGACGTGCGCCAGCGCGAAAAGATTCGCAGGTTTACCCGCGACAACGATGACGCGATTTACGTTCGCGGCGAAAGATTTTACCCAAAACAGGATGATGAGACAGATGAAGAGAGTAAGACCGTACGACCGTGATTGGGATCGCGGCTATCGCCAACAACGCCGCGAGAAAGGTTTGTGCTGCAAATGCCCGGAGCCGTGCATGGAAAACAGTTGTTATTGCCCGCTGCACAAACAAAAGAATCTCGATTTGAATCGCGAGCGGCGCCAATATCGAAAAGACAACAATCTTTGCCAGTCATGCGGCGAGCCAATCGGGCCTGATGGCACAACCATCTTTTGCGGGCTGCACAGACAGTTGCGAATTGAGCAGAACAGAAAGAATTACGCCAAGAAAAAGCTGAAGCTGGCCCAGATCAGCTCGACGCGTGAATGGCTGGGCATAACCAAAGAAAAAGACAAAGAAAAGGCAAAGCCAAGCCCTGAGCAACTCAAGGAAATGCTCAACGAGTTGCGAATCTCTCAAGCAAAAACGGCAGGCAAATGCATCGCGCGTTATTGCCAATGGAAGGCGATGCCGAGCAGTAATTACTGCATAGCACACAAGCGAGGTGACGAATGAGCGACAAAGATTCCGATCATATGCTGCTGGAACTGCAAGAGGCGAGGGCTGAGATTGATAGGTTGCGTGACCTGCTCCGCTGGCGGGATGCGTGGGGTGAGCCTCCGACAGAGCATGGCAACTATCTGGTTCATCGGTACGCATTTTACGGTGATTCTGCAATTATGACTCTGCATTGGAATGGTAGTTGGCCAATGCGAGCTATAACGCACTGGCGACCAATCGGCCCGCTGCCAAAGGAGGGTGAGTGATGCCAGCTAGCGTTTCACGACCAGAAGAAACGGCGCTGTATCTAGCGGATCGCTGTGCGGAGTTAGAAACCGAGAATGAAAGACTGCGGGAGCAACTCCGTTGGCGGAAAACGGATGAAGAAAAGCCGGAAAGTAATAGTTTTGCACTAATTATTTTGCGAGGAATGGCGTGGCCCAATGTTATTCGGGTGAACCATGACTATCCGTTGGAATCGCTGGTGGTGACCCACTGGCGACCCATCGGCCCGCTGCCGGGAGGGGAGTGATGAGTGACAAGCTTCGATGGAGACAGTACCCGCAAGAAGTGCCGCCTGAAGACGCCGTCGGCGAAGATTTTGTCGTGCGCTGGTGTCACGGAAAGGCTGA